ATGAAAACAACAAATGTGACAAAAGTAAACGGTGTTAATATTTTCATTGTAGAGGACGAAGAGAATCAGATGATCCCAATTCGCCCCATTTGCGATGCCTTGGGCGTCCAGTATGAGTCGCAGCTGAACAAGCTGAAGGAGCATCCCTCTTTTGGACCAACCATATCGCAGCGGGATATGGTTGCCGCTGATGGCAAGGTCAGAAGTATGTCATGCCTGCCTGCCAAGAAGTTCTTCGGATGGATATATACCATCAACCCTAAAAATGTGTCAGAGGAGGCGAGAGAATCCATGATGCGATATCAGGAAGTGTGTTCAGATGCCTTGTATGACTTTTTCATGAAGAGAAACAAACTCGTTCAGGAGCAGAACAGTATTGAGATATCGCTTCTCGAGGAGTTGAACGAATATACAGCCATGCGTGAGGAGGCAAACAAGAATATTGCCGCTACAAAGCGCAAAATAGAGAAACTCCGTGAAGAAAGGCTCAAGGGTGAACCCTCTCTTTTCGCCTGAAAACCTAAATTTTCCCCACAATTATTTTGATATTTCAAAAATAACCACTATGTTTGCAGTGCTCAATACATATAAAACCTCGGAATGCAGTGACGGAAGCCTGCATTCAAGAATAGGGATGCGGGTCATTTTTTTACCCGTCGCTGTGAACGTAGAATATTATACGGTATCGGTGTACCCCCGTGTGGAGCGTCAATGCGCCCACAGCATTCTGAGGATTGTGTTGAGCAACGGGACAGGCACCGGTACTTTTTTATTAATACATGTTTCATTATGCTCAATGAATCTTCAAACTTCCCGACCGCCGCTGTCATCAGCGACCGTCAGGCGACCGGTGGCAGCGACATGGCCACATCCCCTGCTTATCAACACCCCGTTGATAACATTTCCAAGAATTATCCGTGTTCTAAAGCTCTCGCAAAGTGCCATTCCAACGCCCGTGCCGTGCAAGGCGCTTGGCCGTGCCCAAGAGGGGAACAGGCTGTTTCCGCCGTCGGAACAGTCGGTTCCCCCGAAGGGAACCGCCCGTGCGAGGCATCCGGCCGGCCCGCAGTCATGCCTTCGGCCCTCCCCGTCCACGTGCTGTGCCACGATCCTTATGCCTGGTTCTCCCAGCGAGGCCAGCGTCTGCACTCCTGCAGCATCGGCATCCTGCCGTCGCCCAGGAGCAACGGCGTGCTCTACACGGGTGAGTTCAACATCGACGGGTTCATCTACACCGTGGGCGCTGCCAGCGTCGATGGGCTCTTCATCGAGGCCATGCAGAAGCGTTGCCGCCACCTGCAGGGCATACACGTCCGCCAGCAGCGCAAGCGCGCCAGGTGTGCGGCCAGGTACCGTGAGCGATATCCCGGTGCCGGGCTGCCCAAGTGGCTTGCCCCTTCAGAAAATTGATTGCAATACTGTTTTCATTTGTATTATTTATTTGGTTAGTTGGCGCGCCGTCACCCCCGCCGCGGCAGCCGTCCGGCCCTGCCGCTCCGACCATGCGGCAGGTGGCGGCGCGTTTTTCCCTGACCAATTGTCAGTCAGGTTTAATAAAATAAAGATAAGTGATAATTATGAGTAGAGGAAGAATAATATTAGAGAAGTTCGGCCGCCGTTACCTGCTCAGGAGAGTGCCCACGGGCGAGGTCACCTGCGTGCACTGCGCCCTGCAGGCCTGGTGCCTTGACGACGGTATGGCAGAGGCCCCGTGCATGGAGCTCTCTGGCGACAATAATCACAATTTCGAGGAAATAAAGCAGGAAGGAGGAAACACATGAGTAGAATAATAGACTGGGAAAACAGCAACACCAGGCCTGACGTGGTGCAGTTCCATGAGTTCAGGCTGAATAAAGACCGCCAGGTCGTGCGTGCCTTCGGCTATGTCAACATCCCCACCATGGGCGATGTGCCCGACTGGCACCGTGCCGAGTGGGACGACAGCGGACGCTGCGTCAGGGTGAGCCGCTGCCCCGCGCGTTGTGATGTCAGTGAGTTTGATATACCCTTGCAGGCTTACGGTCATGGCTGATATCACCCCTCCTGCAGAAGGGCTTCGCCGTTTCAGGCTCGACACTGCCGACTGGAGCTGGGTTGACGTTTGGATCGCCCGTCTGGGCAGCAGCGCGTTCTTCGCCTATTACAACTGGGTGTATGGCGCGTTGCTGCGGCTCCCTCCGGGGCGTTTCTACGATATCACCAAGATCCAGCCCGACCGTCAGGAGCTGTTCGTCAAGTTCGCCTGCGAGTTCATCATTTATGACCGTCGCACAGACTATCTGTTCAGCGACGACTTTACACGGATTGAAAGAAAGGAACCATACAATGAAGAAAACAGGAAAGAAACAGCCGGCCTATCAGCGTCCAAGGTGGACTGACGAGGAGGAGCGCTTCGTCAGGGCTAACGCCGGCAGCATGGAGATAGGCGAGATGGCCCGCCGGCTCGGCAAGACCGAGATCGCCGTGCAGCTCTTTATACACCGCCGTCAGATTCCTCTGGGGGCAAAGGTCAAGCGCAACCTCGTCACCGAGATGCTGCGCCTCAAGTTCATCCACCCCGAGAACTTCCGTCCCACCAGGCTGTTCTACCATACGGTGGGCATCACGCCCATGCGGTGGTACGACATCTATTTCGGCCGCAAGGCCGTCACCGAGACCGAGTACCTGGCACTGGCCCGCTACTTCGGCGTCACGCTCGAGGAAGCCTTTGAGAGCCGCCAGCTCTCGCTTTTTGAAGCGCCGCAGGGGGGGGGTAAGCCATGATCAGCGATGATTTGCTTGAGAAAGTGCGTAACGCCAATGATATTGTTGAAGTCATCGGCGAGTTTGTCACGCTCCGGAAGAAGGGTGTCAACTACGTAGGTGTCTGCCCTTTCCATCAGGACACGCGCCCCTCCATGTTCGTCAGTCCCGCGCGCCAGATATTCAAGTGCTTCGTATGCGGCACAGGTGGCGATGTGGTGGGTTTCCTTATGAAGCACGAACAGATGTCGTTTCCCGAAGCCGTCGAGTGGCTGGCCCGCCGTGCCGGAATAGAGATGCCCCGTGAGGAACTCGACCCTGAGCAGGAGCGGCAGAGGCGCGATCGTGAGTCCCGCTTCGTGGTCATGAAGGCAGCCTCGCAGTTCTTCCAGCAGCATATCGGGCAGGCCAAGGCCTACCTCGGCAGCCGCGGCTTTGAGCTCGACTCACGGGTGCTGTCTGATTTCCGTGTCGGCTATGCCCCTGCTGGCAACAAGGCACTGGCCACCCTTACCGCTGCCGGATACCGTCAGGACAGGCTCATCGAGGTGGGCGTGCTGGGGCAGGACGGCAGCCGTCTCTTCGACCGCTTCCAGGACCGCCTCATGTTTCCCTTCCTCGACCTCCACGGGCGCGAGGTGGGCTTCAGCGGGCGCCTCGTCCGTCAGGCACAGGCTGCGAAATATGTCAACACGCCCGACACTCCTGTATTCACCAAGGGCGATCATCTTTTCGGTCTCTACCAGGCCCGCCAGGAGATTGTCCGTCAGGACCGCGTCTATCTCGTCGAGGGACAGTTCGATGTCATGTCCATGGCGGCTGCCGGCGTCCGCAATGTGGTGGCAGGCTCAGGCACTGCGCTCACCGATGCCCAGGTGTCGCTGCTCCGCCGTTTTGCCTCGCGCATAACGCTGCTCTACGATGCCGACGATGCCGGACTCAAGGCCTCGCTGCGCAACTGCGAGTCGCTTTTGCGTGCTGGCTTCCAGGTCTCGGCCATACCCTTGCCCGATGGCATGGATCCTGATGACCTGGCACGCCAGCAGCGGGAGGAGTTGCCCAAATGGCTCGCCAACCGCACGGTTGACTTTGTCGCCTACTTCACGCCCCAGCTCCGTGGCGTGTCCGCCGATCCTAATCGAGACGAGCAGGCCCTCGTCCAGATGTGCGGGCTCATCAGTGTCATACCCAGTGAGACGCTGCGCCTGAATTGTGTGGCCAGCCTGGCTGCGCGCTTCGACACCAATACAGAGGTTATACAGCGCAAGATGGACGAGCTGCTCCATGACAGGAAAGCCATGAAGCTGCAGCCGCTGCAGGCAATGAAGCCAGGACTCTACGGCATCGACGAGGCACGTGAGCTGCGCCGTGGCGACGAGCCATGCATCCTCACTTCCGACTATGCCGACTTCCTGCAGCTTTTCGACGACGAGCCCGTGGTGCTGGTCAACGGCGTGCCCGACACTGCCGACCTGCAGCGCCTGCGCCAGGTGGCACCGGCTTTCGTCACCGACACCACTGGGATATCCCTCAGCCAGGACGGTGTGGAGAGTGATTACCTGAAGACGCTGTGCCTGATGTTCAAGGGAGGTGTCTCGGCTATCACCGTGAGGGCCGAGGCTGCCGATGGGCTTGGCGATGCGGACGAAGAGGCACCGATGGCGGAGGAATGGAACTTCGCCAAGTATTATGTGGGCAGGCACAGACTGTTTCTCAAGAGCTATACGGGCGATCCTTCGCCGTTCATCGAACGTTGCGTTGAGGTCATCAGTTGTGCCGACGATTCCGTGCGCGTGGTCAACTTCAGCTTCTTCCAGTCATGTCTGCAGCTCACCAAGAACGCCCTTACCGAGCTGCTGAAGCCTTACCTTGCCAAGCGCAAGGCTCGCATGGCCATAGCCGCCCAGCGAACCGATGATGACTACGACGAGCTCTACGACCCCGACGAGCTGCCACGCTATGTCGAGGAGAATCCCGACTACATGCAGATGTACCGCCAGTGCCAGTACTATCCCAAGCTCAACAAGGAGGGCGAGCCAGTCTGCTACATGTTCGAGAATGCCGGCAAGGGCCATACCCAGGTGGGCGATTTCTACATGACTCCCCTGCTGCACATCTATTCCGACAATCCGGATGACAACAAGCGAGTCCTCAAGATCAACCGCCGCTACTACAAGACACCTTTATATATCGAGGTGCCCTCCAAGGCGTTGCTCAAGAAGTCCACCATCGAGGAGTGGCTCATCATGCTCGAGGCGGTCAACTTCACCAACGGCGAGGAGAAGCACTGGACCAAGATCCGTGAGTATATGTCCCGCCATTACGTCACCTGCAGCGAGGTGCTCACCTACGGCAACCAGCAGGAAGACGGCTTCTCGCAGAAGGAAGACCAGATGTTCTTCGCCTTTGCCAACGGCATCTTCCATACCGTTGACGGCCAGCCGCGCTTCGATGCGGTCAACGAGCTGGGCGTGGTCACCCACAACGGCCGCAACTACTACCTGCCGGCCTACAGCACCATCTATGCCGGCAGCGGGCGGTCGTCCGACAAGTATGAGCTCATCTCCCAGCTCACCTTCCGTGAGGTGCCTGCCGGCAAGAGGGTTTCTTTCGGCGAGTGGGCCTCGCTCATGGACCGCGTCTATAAGATCAACCATAACGGCAAGTGGGCGGTGCTCTATGCCGTCATGTGCGCTTTCCGAAGCAACATCCATTGCATCGACCGCCTCTTCACGGCACCCTTCTTCATGGGTCCCATGTCATCGGGAAAGACGCAGATCGCCATCAGCATCCGCAGCCTGTTCATCTCCCCCAAGATACCCATCTTCAACCTCAATATTGGTACTGATGCGGCCATGTCCACGCTCATGAGCACCTTCCGCGATGTGCCCGTGGTGCTCGATGAGTACAACAACAAGGATATCTCCGATGTCAAGTTCCAGGCCCTCAAGGGCATCGTTTATGACGGTGACGGCCGCCAGAAGCGCAAGGGAGCCTCCGGGCGTGAGATAGAGAACGACAAGGTGTTTGCACCTGTCATCATCTGCGGTCAGGAGACGCCGCAGCGTGACGACAATGCGCTGATGAGCCGTATCATTGTCTGTGAGGTGCCCAAGCCGCGTGAGAGAACGCGTGAGGAGATCGACCTCTTCAACCGCCTCAAGGATATCGAGGACCCCTCCAAGATAGGCCTGTCAAACGTGCTGCTCCAGGTGTTGGCCATCCGTCCGCTGGTCATGAAGCATTTCCGTGCGCTCAAGCAGCAGGCCTACGACGAGCTGAAGGAGGCGTTGGCCACTGCGGGTGAGATTGACCGCCTCATGAAGACCGCCAGCCTCTTTCTGGCCACCTGCCGGCTGCTGCAGGACTATACCGATCTGCAGCTGCCGTTCACTTACGATGATTTCTTCAAAATCGCCGTCGATAAGATCCGCACCCAGCTCGAGCTCATCAGCAAGACCGACAAGCTGGCCACCTTCTTCAAGGCCATGGATGCCATGATCGACACCAAGGTCATCAAGGAGGGCCGCGACTTCGCCATCGACACGCCCGATACCCTTACCTTCACCTTGCCTGGCAGGGAGAAACGGGTTGTCAGCGTGCCGGCCGGTACCAGGGTGCTCTTCCTCCGTGTGGCTTCCGTGTTCACCAAGTTCCAGCGCAGCTCGTTCAATCCCGAGGATACCACGCAGAGCACCATCGACCAGAACCTGCGCAGTTGCCCGGCCTATATGGGCTATGTCATCAACCGCAAGTTCTCATGGTTTGAGACAGTCGATACGCCCCGTGGAGGCATCGATGACGGTACGTCAGTCACTTCAGGCGTGGTGGTCAACAACGAGCTGGTACGCCGTGTGGAGCGTCAGTCAACTCAGGGCAGCTGCGTGGCGCTTAACTATAATGTGTTTATGGATATGTATGGCATTGACCTGCGCAGGGGTGACCAGGATCAGCCTGCCGCCGGACCACCGGAACCCGACTCCATGGAGCAGCCTTTACCATACTGATACAATTCTTTTCTTTCGTTCTGTGACGAGCCGTGCGGCATCGGGTATTCTTATCCTGGTCCGCACGGCTTTCCTTTTTCCTCGTTCCCGAAGGTATTCTTTTTCTCTTTTCCCCCGTTCTTTTTTCCTTTTTCCTATGTGAAAATCCCCCGTACCCCCTGAATAAAAAAGAGAGAAAATAAGAGAGAGGATTTTGAAGAAAATTTTCAGAAAAATGCGTCCAACCGTCCAACCGTCCAACCGTTTCAAAAGTATGATTTTATATTTATCTAATATTCAATACATTAATAATATTGGTTGTTGGTTGGACGGTTGTACTCGGTTGGACTTTGGTTGTACTCGGTTGGACGGTCATTTTTGGCCCTTATCCCCGTTTTTTGCCCGTTTTTGGCTGAAAAAGTGCCTGGTTGTACTGGTTGGACAGCCTCCAACCGCCATTTTCATGACCTGTAATTTTGCTAATTCATTAGAAATTAGTAACTTTACATTTGCGGTTGGACGGTTGGACTGTTGTACGCAAAAATAAAGCATTCAGGTTTTAAAATTTCTTCTTTTCGATATGATGACTACAAAGATTCAGATCACTCCCTACCTGGCGGAATACATCAAGGGGAAGTATAACAACGGGGCTGATGAGCCGGTCGATATCCCGGCATCCACCGACCTCTACCATGTGGTATGGACGCTCATGGCCAAGCGGCAGAAGAACCAGTCGCCCGTCGATGAGGGCAACCTCTCCATCATACTGCCTGAGCGCAGGGTGGGCAAGGATCCTGCCGTGTTCAACTATCTTTCTCCCCGTTCGGCATCCCTTATTGAGGATGAGATACGCCGCATGTTCAACCACGAGCTTCACCAGACGCTGCTTGACAACATGACGCAGGGGCATGTCGCCAGGAACCTCGATGTCATATACTCGTTCATGAATGAATACTGCATCACCAGCATCAGCGAGGAGTCCCTGCTCAAGAACTTCTACCGCTGGCGGGAGTCATTGCGCAAGCGCACCAGGCGCCGTGAATACCGCAAGAGGGTGTAGTTATTGTTAATAATATTTAAAATCGGGAATAAAAATCACCGACCGAACCATGCTTTTTGTCCAAGAAATGTCCAAGATATGTCCAAGAAACGTCCGCTGTATGGCGAACTTGTTGATTATTAAACTCTTTAAATATATGTGTTATGCGTGAACTTTCGATTTTGGTTAAGGTCACCCCTGTAAGATCAGATAGTGGTGTTACCTATACCTTCATTGCCGATGAGTTTGATTTCTCACCTCAGCCTGAGGATACCGATGCAGGGCGTTGCTATATATGCGACAAGGATATCGTTTGCCAGCCTGTGGCTGCAGATGTAATCAGGGCATTCGAGGGTGGTATATGGGCGAAGGTGCAGTTCCGTGACACCAGTGGCAGTTCCTTTACCATCGGTACGGATACAGTGCCTGCAGTGGTGTCGCTGTCGCCCAATCTCAATACCCTCACCCTGCAGATACGCTGCAGGATGCGTACCTCCCCGCTGGCGTGATGTCTTTGCCGGAAGGCGTTTTCATGGCTTATTTTGCAGAAAAAGTAAGCCATGAAGAAAACCGTTCTCAGAAAGTCTCTTCTCTCAGCTGGCCGCCGTCTGCTCATTACGGCAGACGGGCTGGCGGCTGCCATGATGGAGGCTTTCCCACTTGCACCAGGTGATGGGGTTAAGCCTGTGTCGTTCTTTTTCGATCCCGAGCCGCCTGCCTATCATAAGGAAACCAATGATGCCCTGCAGCTGATCATCCGGCAGCTGCATGCCACTTCCCAGGCCGACGTGTCTGTGACTGACGAGTTCACGTCGCCTGAACTCCCGGAAGGCACTGTGGCCTACCATCGTGTATGGGGTTTCATCACGGCAGACAGCCGATGGTATTTCTCCAGCAAGCAGCTGGAGGCCGACCTGATGGCGGCAGAGTGCAATCCCGCCATCTCGTGCCATTTCCTGCACATCAATTCCCCCGGTGGCGAGGCATGGTATCTTGACCGGCTTAGTGAGACCATGCGTGGTCTTGTCAAGCCTGTATTCGCACTGGTCGAGCAGTGCGCCTGCTCAGCAGCCTACTACATAGGGTGCCATGCTGGCGTGATAGCAGCCCTGACGGCTAACGATGAGTTCGGATGCATCGGCACCATGGTCGAGACCTATGACTTTACCGAGTATTATAATAAATTAGGTATAAGGCATATTCTCGAACGCTCGTCTTATTCCGACCTCAAGAACAAGATATTCGAGGATCTGCGCAATGGCAAGCCTGAGCAATATATCAGCCAGGTACTTGATCCTCTTACCCTTCAGTTCATCAGCGAGGTCAAGGCCTGCAGGCCTGCGCTCTCACAGCTCGATATGGAATCACCCGTCCTGCGTGGCGAGACCTATGACACCGCCCATGCCATCGAAAACGGCCTGGCCGACTGCGTCATGTCGCTGCCAGAGGCCTTCGCCCGTGCCGCATCAATGGGAAGGGAGTGGATGGAGATGGAAAAACTCAAGAAAAGTGCTCTCAATTATGTATAACCAATTAAATCTTCTATTCTATGAATTTTAGAGAAAAACTACAGACTGTGCTGGAGAAGCTCGGACTCATGTCCAAGGCCAAGCAGAATGCCTTGACCGACGAGGAGTGGAAGCAGATCGTTGACTCTTACAGGCAGGAGTACAAGACCACCATTCAGGACGACCTTGCTGCCGAGCAGGGAGCGCAGGCAAGTCAGGAAGAGGCAGTGCTCACCCAGCAGCAGCTCAACCAGCTGCAGACAGTACTGCAGGGCATTGTTGCCCCAACTCAGGGTGCCTCTGCTGAAGGAGTACAGACTCAGCCACAGAATGCAAGTGCCGAGTCTGTCATGGAACTGGCCAACCAGGTGGGAAATCTCGTTCGCGCGTTGGGCGAGCATGCTGCTCCTGACCTGCCGGCTCAGACCTTGGTTGCCAATATCGTGAGTTTCACTGGCAATGCTGACCGCACCCAGTTCCTGTTTGGCATCGACCATCCTATGTTCTCAATGAATGCCCGTTGGAACAAGATTGCGGCCAATCCCGCTTCCGCTCCTTCATTCGGCTCTTGGGACGAGGAGATTGACGGTGCTGCTTTCCGTAAGGAAGCCGTGAAGTACAGCCGCTCGCTGCAGAAGCGTTATGCCTACCTGCATGAAAACGGCATGCTTGATGCAAAGCGCCTGGCTGCCGGGGAGTTCGGCACCAACTATGAAGGCGTCAATACCGCAGGTGTTGGCGACCAGTATGTAGTGTTGCGTCAGGATGCCCTGATCGCACGCGTTTTGCAGCGTCGCGAGCTCACCCAGTGGTTCCCTGTCCGCTATGGTATCCAGGATCATGACCTGGTGTTCAACGCATTCTTCGCTGAGGTTTCCCAGGCATACCAGCAAGGTGAGATCTGGAAGGGTGACGTGAAGATCGAGAATGAGATGGGCCATGTGGATGATGCGATGATCAAGATGAAGTTCGGTCCGATGAAGGAGCTGGAGCGTATGTATATCGGTTATCTCAACCGTGAAGGCTCTGACCCTATCAAGTGGAGCATGATCGAGTTCTGCATCCTCAACTCTCTGGAGACAGCGCAGGTCGAGCAGAACAAGCGCCGTATGCGCGGTATCTACGTGAAGCCGGAGGCTGGCGTGGCTGGCAGCTACCTCAATGCCTCTACCGGCATCGTCTATACCCTGCTGCGCTATATCCACGAGAACAAGATCCTGCCGCATGCCGATGCTGACTATCGCAACTATACCCAGGCAACCTTCCTGGCGGCTGTACAGGCTTTCGTGGCTGATGTCACCGCTTCCTGCAGCGAGGATATGGATCTTGACCGCCATGTGCTCTATCTGAACAAGACGCACCAGCCCTGGTGGATCAAGAACGTGCGCACTGCCTATGGCAAGGATATCGACTTCCAAGGTCCGAACTCATATCTGAACGTGGTGCCTGATACAAATGTTCATATCATCTGGCTGCCTTATCTGGGTAAGATGCCTCTCATGTTTATGGACATCCCGGGCAACCTGCAGTTCCTGGAGTATGTGCCAGGTGAGATGCTCTCCATCAAGGTTAAGGAAGACATGGAACTGGTGAAGGCTTGGTCAACCTGGAAGGAAGGCTGTGCAGCTGCTTTCGTAGGCCGTCGCTTCGCTAATGCTGCAGCTTTGAAAGCTAACAACTACGAGTGGCAGCAGATCTTCATCAACAAGCCTTGCGTCAGCCTGGCTGCCGGTGCTGCCAAACCCGATGCCGGCAATGGCTTCTGGTTCCTCACCGAGGAAAATGAAGGTGCAACTGCAATCACCGACATTGACAATGCCAAGGCAGGTGTTGCCTATGTCATCGAGTGCGGATCTGCCACCAATGCCAGCACTATTGCCAAGAACGGCAAGTTCTCCGAGATCAAGTCTGTATGGACACCTACGGCTGTAGGCGACTATATCATGGTGATTCTTAACAGCCAGGGTAAGTTCCTGGAACTGGAGCGTCAGGTAGGCGGTACTCGTACTGTCAACTCCGATCTCCAGCCAAACATCCCCGGCGTGAGATGAACAGTTTTCATTGCTGTGTTTTTGATTGATGCGAGGGGGCAGGCATGCATTGCCCGCCCCCTTCCTTTTAAGAAGTAACAATATCCAAAATCAGATTGATATGAAAGGAAAAAGAATCTCTGACCCTTTCCGTAAGGGTCGTAAGTATGAGCGCAAGATGATGGTGCGCATGTTCACGTGCATCATGGCACTGTTGGCTTTTTGCTTCATCATGGACTTCATCACCGGCGGTTCGCTGCTGGGTGTTGGCGGATCTGTCATTTCTCTCGCTTCCATGGCCGTCATCGGCAGTGTGGCCGATGTGTCCGACCGTCAGACCCACGGCAGCAACATTGCCTATAAGATCTGGCTGGTTGAACTCTCACAGGTCGATCCCGATGTGGCTTTCCCGACTCCCAATGCCAGTCGTGAGGTAGGAACCATACCTATGCTCACCGGTGAGTATATGCATTATTTCGAGGCGCATGATGTGCCTACCTTCACCTCTAATGGTGAGAAGGGCGACATCACTACCAGCGGAACCAACACCTTCATTGCCGTCATGGGCGGTATGCGTGACAAGCTGCTTGACTACATCGAGCAGCACGCGGGTGGTAAGTTCATCATCATCTTCAAGGAGGTGGGCGACTCCCAGTATTATATCTTGGGCAACTATGACCGCCCGATGGTTCTGTCTTCTTACGAGGCTAAGAACGATAAGGATGGCCGCTACGTCACCTTCACCTTTACCCGTACCTCCATCGACCAGTATTGCCGCTATGCGGGCACCATTGTCAAGGCTCCTGCAGCAGCCCATACCGCAGGGGCTACCACACTGGCCGTAAAGGCAGGCCAGGACCGCTATACCGTTCCTGATGGTGGATCCGCCACCTATGCCATCGGTGCTGTGAGTGGCTTGACTGCCAATGACAAGGGCCGTTACATTACCCTCATCGGTAGCGGTACCGCCAAGGCGGCAACTGTGGCTGACAATACGGTGTTCGTGCTCGAGGACGGTACCACATGGACGGCAAAGGCAGGCTCGCAGATCACCTTCCGCGTGCTTGATGCCTCTACGCTCATCGAGGTGCCGGGCAGTCGTGTGCAGACAGCTTAATAATTAACAGGGCAGGGCGAGGTGGCGCAAGTCATTCCCCTGCCTTTTTATAATGATTAACAAAGCGTTTACATGAAATATTTTGATTATAGTCCCAAGGAGCGAATCCGTCTGACGCGTTCGCTGTCTAACCCTGAAGCTGGTGCCATTGACCTCCAGCTTCTCAGTAAGCTGCAGCCTTCGCACTCGCAACTGTCAGTCTGGTCTCTTAATCCCAAGAGATATGCTGATGACATTCTTTTCTCACTGCTTGAAGTGGCTTCTGCCGAGGAAATCCGGCTCAACCGCCGTGCCTGTTCAGCCGCTAACCAGCCAAAGCCGGAAACCGATAAGGTTCCTGAAGATAGCGCGCAGGGCCAAGCCGATGGTGCAGCCAATCCGCCTGCAGAAGACAGCAAGGCAGAGCCATCCCCAGAGGTTGAGGAAGATGGGGAAACTCAGGGCCAGGAATTGCATGAGACCCAAACCGTGGCTGACCCCAAAGAGGCTGAACAGCGTGCGCAAGATGCTGAAAAGCGTGCTGATGAAGCGGAAGAGCGTGCTGATGAAGCGGAAGAACGTGCTGATGAAGCAGAAGAACGTGCTGATGAAGCAGAAGAGCGTGCTGATGAAGCAGAAGAGCGTGCTGATGAAGCAGAAGAGCGTGCTGCAGCTGCAGAAGCTGCGTTAGCTGATTCCAAAAAAAAAGCCGCCTCCAGAAAGAAGACGAATACCCCCGCATAGCGTGGGCCAACCTCTTTGACCCTGATGTCCAGATGGCCACCATCATTTATAATGAGCGTGTCAACACCTGGCGTCAGATGAAACAGATAGACGAGCGCCTGGACTCCAAGCCGCTGAAGCGAGACATCCTTGAGATGGTGGATCTCTACATCCGCAACCAGCAGGCTTTCGCAGAGCTCCAGGCGTTCAACGACACTGGGAGTTTTCTTTGCGTTCACCCCCTGATGGAAGGCAGGTCGGAGAGAGCACGCCTGCAGCGCCTCATGAGGGACGACCCGCAGCAGTTCCTGCGGCTCCATCGCAACGTATCAGACAACATCCGCAGATACGAGTCTTACCTGAAGCGGGCCGACAGGCAGAGCCGGCGCGCCCAGGATCTTCACAACCTCAAGAACTGGCGCCAGCGCGATACCCTCTTCCGTTCCGTACTGCAACAGCAGGAATAGTTTTTCCCCATTATTATTTTGATAATTAAAAAACTCTCCCTATATTTGGCAACATTAACCAAACAGTAATAGTATTTATGAAAAAACTTTTTCTTTTATCTGCAGCCATGATGCTATTCGTCTCATGTGCTTCCGTGCAGTTGCCAGCACCCCGTTCAGCCACATCTTTGATGGATTATTCGCCTCTCACCAGCAATGGTATATTTGTCACAGAGTCTAATTCTGTCTCTTTCGACTATGAACCTATCGGCAGCGTGGTTGCTGTTGCGTATGGAGGATGGGGGAAACTGGAATCACAAAAAGCAGGTAAGGATGATTCCTACGTTTCTACTTCTGGAAAGACAGTCTATTTTGACCCCAGCTTGTCTGACGCTTATGAAAGCCTGAAGTCCAAGCTTTTTGAGATCGGAGCTAATGGTATTATAAACCTGAAGGCGACATTTACTCCAGGTGATCCGTCAAGATATATAGTAGGCACGATTACACTGTCAGGTATGGCCATTGCCAGGTAGTCAGTCATGTTAAGTCATCTTATCCCTAACCTAAAGATGGTTAGGGATTTTTTTCGCCCCATGTTATATTTTTCCCCATTATTGTTTTGATAATTAAAAAAACAATCCCTATATTTGCAATGTCAAACTTCAAAGCGCATGAGATGCGCCGATACGATATCGGCTATTTTTGTGCCTATACATATATAATAGTATAACACCTTGCCACGAAGGAGTGGGGTAGCGGAAACGCCCCCGGGTTTTGCTTTGAAGACCTGACAGCTCCTCACGTGGCTTTTTATTGTCAAAATTCAAAGTTATGAAGAATTACCAGGAAACCTCCCTTGCCGCTGTAGTCAGTGGCCATGGAGCGCAAGCCGGCGAAAGCGGCACCCCAGTCCAAGTCATCAACACCCCTGTTGAAAGCCTCTCCCCACGGCTCGTCGATAGCCCGTTGCCCGTCCACGTGCTTTGCCAGGACCCCTACGCCTGGTTCTCAGAGCGCGGCCAGTATCTCCACTCTCTCAGCATCTCCATCCTGCCCAAGGCCCGCACCAACGGCGTGCTCTACACCGGCACCTTCAACATCGACGGCTTCATCTACACCGTGGGTGCTCCCAGTATCGATGGACTCTACCATGAGGCCATGCAGAAGCGCCTCCGCCACCTCCAGTCCATTGATCGCCACCAGCAGCGCAAGAGGCAGCGTTGCGCCCTGCGCTATAAGGAGCGATATCCTGCCGCCGAGCTTCCCGCCTGGCTCAACTAAGGCAAAATTACCTTCTCACGTCAAGGAGGCTTCCGTGTGGGAGCCTCTTTTTTTGTTGTCTTTCCGCTTCCATGGTCACTTCATTATATTTGCATAAAAAACAGATATGAAAGATGATAGCAGACAGAGTGAAGACGGGCAGTATATCCCGGAACCCAATACGGCAGAGGCCGAGCAGCTCATTGATGAGAAACTCAACCGCCAGGCTATCGGTGGCGACGCCGATTCAGCCAAGCTGCTTGCCGAGCGCAGGCTGGAGCGTAAGATAACGAAGGCAAGGCAGGAAATGTTCGGTATCTAAAACCTGGTATTCATGAAGCAACTTGAAGTCCTCGACCGCCTTCATCCCGACATCATTGCCTCTTTCCTTACCACTGGCAAGTCGGCGGGCATCCCGGCAGATGTGCAGGTATTCCTCAAGCAGCTGCAGTGGGCTGCAGAGGTGTATGAGTACGAGCGCAACATCAGCCGTGCAGCTAAGCAGTTGCGCCAGCGCATAGCTGCAGAGCAGGGCATTGCTCTCGATGAGCGCACCTGCAAGGCTCGCATCTATGCAGCCATCAACTATTTCAACATCGACAACAATGTGTCGGCCAAGGTATGGGAGAACAACTATGCCGACAAGTATGAGGACCTGGCAAAGCTGTGCATCCTCTCCGGTGACAACAAGACGGCCTCCAAGTGCTACGAGCGTGCACTGGATTGCCGTCGCAGGGCTGCCGAGATTGCCGAGGCTGACCGTGACCTGGGCATCGTGTTCCTGATATCTCCTGAGCTGCGTCCAGAAGACCTGGGATATACCAAGGCCAGCCTGAAGGAGATCGCCGCCAAGCATAACCGCGGTTTCTACCTGAACCTGATTGACAACCTGCCCATCGAGAGCCAGGAGAAGAAACGCCTGCTCCGTGACGCTGACATTGAAGAAGCGGAATATGAGGAAATCAATGAAGAATAACCAGGCTGATATCGCCCCTATGGAAGGTGAGACACCTGTAGCGTCGTTCGAGCGTTACTACATGAACCGCATGCAGGTGCTTGTCAACGTGATTGATCCCAACAACGTGTTTGCGGAGATTGGCCGAGCAGGCGGCAAGACTGATGGTGTGACAGGTCCCCGGCTCATCCGTGTGGCCAATGATATGCCTGGCGAGCTGTCATTCCTCGTCCACAAGACCTATGTGGCGCTGATGACAAACGTGTGGCCTAATATCCAGGCGTACTTCTCGAAGCAGTACATGGTGGGTGGCGTGATGCGTCCCATGCTGGAGTATGGCATCGACTATGTGGTGGGCGAGGCGAAGTTGCCCTCACATTTCCGCATGCCAAGGTATCCCATTGCATATCCTAAGCACAGTGTGGTCTTCCGCAACGGCCATCACCTGCAGCTCGTGAGCAGTGACCAGCCTGAGTCGGTAGCCGGGCGTTCAGCCGTGCATGCCATCGTGGAGGAAATGAAGCACAGCCGAGGCGAGAAGCTCAAGTCACGCCTGTTCCCCTCTTTGCGTGGTGCTTCAGCTGAAATCAGGAAGTCATCCTATTATCAAGGCGTTACCGGTGTGAGCGATACGGCCCGCATGGATCTTGGTGAGGATGACTGGTTCATCGACTATGAGAAGAATATGGATGAACAGCTTATCAATGAGATTGCCACAGTATCCTTCCATGTCAATGCAACCTTATGCCTGCGTTACAAGCTCATGCAGGAACAGCGCAGCACCACGAATCCCGTTACGCTTGAACGCATACGCCTCGATCTGCAGAAGCAGGAGCGTACCCTTGCACTCTGGAAGCCGCGACTGGCTGACATGCGGCGTAACGCTACGCTTTATATCCGTGCCAGCTCGTTTGTCAACAAGGAAATACTGGGACCGAAGTTCTTCAAGACGCAGCTGGAGACACTTGACATGGACGAGTTCCTGACATCCATTTGCGCCATCCGCCATAAGGAGGTCGTCAACAAGTTCTTTGCCTACTATAATAAAGAAAGACATCAGTTCTCAGACTCATACATTTACGAATCCATCCTGAAGCTCGACTTGAAGGAGCACTTTATCCTTACTGCCCATTACCTGAAGTATTACAACAAGCGAGATGAGCTGTTGGTTGGCTACGATCCTGGACATTTCTCCTCCCTGGTGGTGGCTCAGGAGAAAGACTATGGCCGTGAGCTTCGTGCCATCAAGGAGTTCTATTGTTGCTACCCTGACGAGCAGCCGGAACTGGCGCGTCAGTTCTATGATTTCTTCGGGCATGACTCAGTAAACAAGCGCATATTGCTGTACCATGACCGTGCCGGCAACAAGAGGCGTGAGGATCTGGAGCAGATCACTACCGATGCCCGTGCCTTAAAGCGTGAGCTGGAGTCATACGGCTTTGAAGTGGAGCTGATGAACGAGGGACAGGCTACCATCTACCACTGGCAGCAGTTCAAGCTGCTGCAGCTGTTGTTCAGCGGTCGCAGCCGTGCGTTGCCTTCTGTGTTGATAGACGAGAATGAGTGTAAGAACCTGTGCAGTGCCATCATGCTGTCACCATTGAAGAAGACAGAGGGTCGCATAGAACTGGACAAGAGTTCCGAGAAAACCGTGCCGCTGAAGCAGCAGGCAGGCCTTACCACACAGCTTCCCAGTGCCTTCATTTACCTGCTTTTTGGCAGATACGGCTCAAAAGTGCAGTCAGAACTATCTTCAATGCCCGATAATTTGCCTGATAATTTTTCCGGTTGATGGAATAATAACCCATTTTGATATTGAAAATCTTATTATATGGCTGGAAACCAACCAACAATAAATTCAGAATTAATTTGCCTGCAATTTGCCTCACCCGATTTTGCACGCACCGCTGAGAAGTCGGGTTGCGGTGCACCCGCCCTCGTTGGGTTGGAAATATGACGGTGGCGTGGGCGTGGTCCTTTCCTGCGGTCGTTCAATGCCTTACTTTTGGGTATGGAAACGACGATGAAGGGTATAGATGCCATGCGGTGGGCACGTGAGATATCCAAGCTGCCTGATGGTCATTTCACGGTGGCCTTCTTCCCATGTTCAAGGGTAAAGGGTACCGCGTCAACGAAGCTGGAGGTGAAAGAGGAATGCAGATGGCGTACACAGCTACCAGAGGAACGCTTCTCCATCAATGGGGATAACTTCTTCTTGTTTACAGATGCTGCAGGAGAGCCTAAGATGTGCTATAAGATCCTTATCAGATACATGGGTTTCCCGAATGACGGATATAAACTTCATAAGATAGACTGGTTATGAAAGAACAGATCAAGATTGTAGGTAACGTTGGTACCTATATAGAGGATGGCAACGTGATATCGTTCCAGATGGGTGATAGACCAATGTCATCCGTCTTGGATCCAGATCCTCTTTTTCCTTCGTTTGAAGGTGTCATGCCCGACTACCGCTGGCAGACAGTGCAGGGGTTCCAGGTGGTGACACGTGGGTACAACGATAGGAAATGCGAGGAGGTTGCATCAGATATCAAGAAAAACAGGTTGCTACCGCGTCTTATTACCAAGCAGGTGAATATGCTATACGGACATGGGCCCGCGGTGTATGTCAACAAGCTGGAGGGAGGTAAGTTGAAGCGTGAATGGGTAGAGTGCCCTGAAGTGATGGGCTGGCTTGATAGCTGGTCTTCTCATGGAATTGAGACTGACTATAAGGAATTTGCCAAGTCTATCATTAAGAACTTCTATTATTTCCACGATTTCTTCGTAAAATGGAGATTCTCGATAGGCAAGGAGAGGGGAGCAATGGCGGTTGCAGGTTTAGAGGCTGTAGAGAATCGGCTTTGCCGTTTGGCAACCCAGAAGAGAGACGCTGCCACAGATGTGGTCTATTACAAGGATTTCCGCCATATAGCTGTAGGCAAATGGAATAACGGCATATCCACTTTCAAGATCTATCCGAAGTTCTCGGTTGAGAATATTCAGGACTACCGCTTTGCTGCCATCAGCCATCACCGTGAGAAGTCGGTAGATGATTTCTATGGCGTGAACGAGACACACGAGGGCACACGCTCTTATATCCGTGGCTCTAACGAGACGGCCGATTATATTAACTCCTTCCTGAAGAATGCGCTTGCAGCCAAGATCCACATTGTCATTCCCAATGCCTGGATAGAATCTAAGCGCAACCAGATTACCAGGCTTTGTGACGAGAACAAGAAACGTGCTTCCAAGGGCGATTCGCCACTCAAGTATAACGGTATTGATATAGGAACATCCTTCAAGGAATCAGTACTGATACAATACATCCAGCAGGAGCTCCGGAATATTTCCAAATACCTCTCAGGATCCGATAATCAAGGCAAGGCGTATGCCACCTACAGCTTCAAGAACAGCTCTGGAGAGGAAGAAAGATGGAAGATCGAGACTGTTGACCTGAAATACAAGGAGTATGTTGATGCCCTGATAGCTTATGACAAACGTGCCGACGAGGTATTGCTCTCCAGTGTGGGGCTTGACTCATCTATATCGAGTGTCAGCAAGGATGGTGTGATATCAAAGTCAGGTGCTGATGCTTACTATAATTACCTGATCTATATCCTCTCCCTCACGTCAGAGGATGAGATCTGCTCAGAGCCTTTCAACCTGGCGCTGGCAGTCAATTTCCCCGACCTCTATGCCAATGGCATGAGGATAGGGTATTATCGTGAGGTTCCTGCGCGGCAGGAGGATGTTTCACCCAAAGACAGACTTAACAACCAGCAGTCATGATATTAGAAGAACTTTTCACCGACCTGGCCACCTTCAGAAGGTATGCGCCTTATGTGGAGTCCAACGTTGACTTCAAGCACCTGAATTCCTCTGCCATCACCGCAAGGAAGCAGATTGTCATCATACTTACTAATGGTGTGTTTGCCTATGTGGCTTCCAAATCCGATGCCAAAAAAGAAGCTCTTCTTTCTGCCATGGCCAACCTCACCCTTGCCAAACAGATGGTGTTCGACGTCATTAGCCAGCGCAAGAACGATATCGATATCTATAAGCACGAGCAGGAGCAGATGCGGCGTGCCTACATCGACAATTATTTCAATGCCATGGATACGCTGCTGCAGCTGCTTGCCGATGACAATGGATCCGGATGGAGCGGCACACGCTACCAGAAGATGGTCAGCACCCTGAAGCTGAAGAATGCTGCAGACTTCGATGCGGTCTATCCCATCGACCTCTCCTATCTGTTCTTCTTCCGTACCATCCCCCTGCAAGCAGAAGCCCTGGACGATTATCTCAAAGGATACTACGACAGGGCTTCCGAGCGTGAAGATATAATTCCCATGCTCAACCGTGTTCTTGCCAAGATAACTGTTGCCATCGCCCTGCGCAGGTTCGATATCATTGAGTTTCCACCTACCATCCGCTCGCTATTCGACGACTCCAAGGCGCAGCGTACAGGACGTGACGAGCAGCAGCGGATGTTGGAGTTGTCTGACTCGCTGATGAATGAGGCAAAGTCGCTGCTGGCTGACATCGACCTGATGCTTTCTGCAGAGAGTGGGAGCATCGAGACAGAGACTTCATTCAATCGCCAGGACGATAAAATCATATTGATGGCATGAAGGATGAATGCATCATATTCATGGCTGGAGACAGGGAATTCTCAGTTCCCAACTCATGGCATACTCTCACTCAAGAACTGTATGTAGGGCTGGTGCATGATCTGGTGGATTATGCTGCAGGTAAGATATCCGTCGGTAATGTCCGTGTGAACCATGTGTGCCGATCCATGGGGTGGGAGATGGGAAAGGTGCGTGATGAGTCTGCCATGCAGAATATCCTCATGCTGGCAGAGCAGATAACCTTCCCTTTCAAGATAGAGTATCCTGACCATGACGCAGCTCTTGAGGGGCTCGATGCTGAGACCTACCGCCGGTGCAAGCGTATCGATCCGTGCCGTCTGCAGGGCGTGCCCATTGCACATTACCTGCAGAAGACTGATTACCGCTATGTCCTCGACTGCTGTTTCTGTGCCCAGCTGTTGCCGGTTCTTGAGGTTGGGGAGGAAAAATACCAGGCATACGATATCAACCTCTCTTTCGGCCGCCTCTCCACCACGCTCACTGCCCTACAGTTCATCGAGGCGCGTGATCTGGACGGTGGCTCAGTTGATTCTCTGCCTCTGTTGGCAGCCGTGCTCTACTACCCTGGGCGCTACTCTTCAGAGGGTGCTCATCGCCTGGCCGTGCGCATGAAGCAGCTGGATAACGCCTTGCTGGCTGCCATTGCATTCAATTTCCGTGCTTTCGTCAACTATCTTTTCACCCAAACCGGCTTCAAGCTGCTTACGGAGCCTCGTGGCACATCACATTCTGCCATTTCCACCGGTGCGCTCGAGGCTCTGTACGGCTTGAGTTCCGACGGTCTCGGCGATGCCGACCAGGTGGAGCATCTCAACCTGATACAGTACCTCACCATCTTGCGCAAGAAGCTCATCGACAGTGTCAGGAGCCTTCATGCTGCCAAGATGGAACTGACGGATATTGAGAAGGAAACAGGGCTTCCCGTAAGTGTCATCAAGGATATTATTTAACAAAAACTGTTTTCGCAATGAACCCGATCTTAGACCTTTTCAAGTATTTTGCCCGGTTCCCTGCCCGTGAGGGAGTGCTTTCCATCTTCCTTAACGGCAGCAGCAGCTACGGGCAGTATGCAGAGCTGAAAGCTTATGTAGAATCCATTGCTGAACCATACGTTCCTGAGATAAGCAGCCTGGTATTCGGGCAGGATCTTGCCGATGTGAAGCGGCGGATTGATTCCATAACGGGCAATTACCTTTTCATCGATTTCGGTGAGTTCTCGTCCACGCAGCTCCACAATTCGTTCACTGAGACGCAGAAGCTGGCTGTCACTGTTGCCGATAAGGTACCTGACTCTGCAGACATGGTGGAGTGTGCCATTGTTTCAGATGCCACTCTCCGGCTGCTTGTCCGGGTGCGCCAGCAGCTGCTCATCGACAGCCATAGCGAGGCATTCCCATGGCTGGAGAGGATATCAGGAAGCCATGATATCATCCCTTTCGTGGCACCCGAGCTAAAAAGCCTGGGCTGGACGCTCATGTTCGAGTCCGAGGCCTCCGACCTCTTCAATGTCAAGCCATCCATCCTTCATGATGAAGATTAATATTAAACATAATATAGATATGAATAGACTGCTTCTTATCCTGGCACTCTGCCTTATGGCATCATGCCGTTCCTCCAAGACTGTTTCCTCTTCTTCAGAGCAGCATCTCAGTTCTTCAGTTGTCCGGGCATCAGATTCTGTAGGCCTCTCCCTGTCACACCAGCTGCAGCGTATGCTGGGGGAGGGCACCCTCAGTGCCAGGATCATCCGTTTCTACCCGTCAGCCGATTCGCTGCCGCCGGTCATCATCCCCAGTCAGCCCCTGCCTGCCTCTGCTGAATCTCCTCTCCCCTCAGGCAGCCATTATCAGCCTGAAATTCCTTCGTCACATCTCGGACCCATGCCCTGGCTCTTTCCGTTCGGTCAGGTTTCATCCATTACCGATATCCGTTTTGACGGCTCCCTGTTGCATGAGTCAGGATCCTCACACATCAATGCCAGTGCCAGCAATGACTCAATTAATAAGCAGAAGTCCATCGATGCCGCCTCTTCCCAGGCCAAAGCTGTGAAGGTTGATGTCCTGCCGTGGTATAAGTGGGTCATTATCTTCGTTGTCCTCATTTCCCTCTGCTTCGTGGCCACTGTCCTGTTGAGAGGAGAAAGATAAAAAAAGTGCGAGCAGATCTGCACGCACTTTTTTGTACCACATTTTAATTGTTCATTTTACTTGCATGAAAGTCTCGCCGATTTTATGTAAGCCTGCCACAATGCGTTGCCTTTGCTGAGGTCTGGGAACCTTGATTCCGTTGGCATAGTGGCTTAGCTGCTGCTCGTTGATGCCGGATGCCCTTGCGATGGCTGCAAGCGATGTGTAAGGCTCACATGCTCGGATGAGCGCTGCAGCGTCAAGCTGCCATTCAAACTCTTTGTTGTTTTCACTTACCCAATCTGGGATACTGTCTCCGTCTTCTCTCATCCCATCGATGTGGAACTCGAATGCTTCCTTGAAGTTTCTCTTCAATTCTTCCAGTGTCTTGGCTGTAGCTACCACCGCTCCGATTTGCTCGTCAGCGAAGTAGGCGGAGAAATTCTTGTCTGTCCATGACACCTTGATTGCTCTTGCCATTGTTGTTTCTTAAAAGGTTATTACTCATTGTTTTTTCATGGTATTGTCTCAAGGTTTACGGGTGGGGGTGGTCATTTCCACCCCGCCTGCTTCCAGATGCTGTTCAGCAGTTCCTGATCCAGCGTGTCGCTCAGGTGACCGCTCACTGTCACCTTTCCCTTCTTCGTCAGATGCTTAAACTGGCGGTGGTCACCCTTGGTCCTGTCCAGATACCACCCGTCCTTTTTCAGCATCTCAATCACTTTTTTTACCTTCAATGGTTTCATACAAATATCATTTACTTCTGCAAAGGTATAGATTTTAATACTATTTTCCAAATGTTTTGCAAGAAAAGTATTAAAAGAAATACTATTTGTTGCTTTTTATCCTTTATTTTATCTTTGTGGTCTCCATCCTTACCATTAACTATATTGTCTCTATTTGTTTTTTTTAAAGCCAAGACCTTGATCTTTAAAAGCGGATTAACCTCCAAATAATATTATTATCAAAATAATAGTTAAAATTACAATGAAGATGGCAATTATTTCCCATTTTGCTTTGATTATTCACAAACAAATTCTACCCTTGTCAAACCATAAGTGCTTGTATGCACAAGCTGTATATGCGCACTATAATAAGGAAGCAGGGGGGATTCCAGGCGGATCCTCCCGATTTTTAATTATATGAATTCCCCGTCCATCTTCTCATGTTAAAGAATCCGTTTTTTTTAACATGACATGAGGAGCGTATCACTTCCTCACGGGAAATAAATTCATCCCCCGTGAGGGATTTTTTCATCCCCCGTGAGGGATTTTCTCATCCCTCGTGAGGGAATTATCCCCTCCCCAATCCTTTCCAATTCTTGTAATTTTGGAAATAATTGCAAGGTTTTAGGAAATTTCCCCCAGATTTCCGCTAATTTCCCCAATTTTCCCCACTATAATTTTGATAATTCAATTTCTCTCCCTATCTTTGCCAATGCTAACGACAGCTTTGGTTGAAGCTTAATCCAACTCCGTAGGACGCATCGGTCAATTGCGGTCCACATTAGCGAATGCGGGCTTTTTTCATGCCCTGCCGGCTCGTGACCATGTAGAGCACATCCTCGAAATGGTCGGCCTTGTACGAAACATATATATATTATAGGTGTAGCTTGATAGAGCCTCTATAGTCACTCTACGGCTGCCCACCCGAAATAGACTTATCGCTCCTCGGAGTTTTGACTAAGCTGTTGTTAGCAACGGGTGAGGTGGCCGTTCTTTTTTCCACCGAATTGCTAACAACAGTTTAGTTATGAAAGAAACAAGTTTCGTACAGGGTATGGTTCCGCAGGCCGGGGCCGCCCTCGCCCCCCAGGGGCAGCAGCTGCACGCTGCAGATGTGGCCAGAGTCGTTCTTGCCTATCTCAACTGCCGTTCCCGCATCATGCGGGCAGCGTTCTCCACCGTCCTCCGCTCCGAGGCATTCTCCATTGCCATGGGCTTCGTCAGTGCCGTTCTCATGCTCTCCGCCCTGTGGTCACTTCTCTGGATTGTCTCAATAATGATGGAGGACTGAGCCATGACAAGGGTAATAGGCAATATCAGCGAGTGCGTGCCCAAGAACTCGCTGCTCGAAGGTTTCCAGCAGTGGCTGCGCCGTTTCGACGGTTGTGAGTTCACAGAAGAAGACTGGGAGGCATTCAAGCGCCAGGTGGTCAATGAGGTACAGAGCAGGAATTCAGCCTGGAAGTCGGGCAAGAACCTGATTATGGTCAGTTTCAACAAGAGGATGATATTTGTGTATTGTCAGGATTCCGCGTGCGGCAACCATTCCCGCCAGATGACAGTCGAGGTTATCCGTGTAAGGTCGGAGTATGACAGGCAGCGTGGCACCACCAGGCGTGTCTGGAATGATGAGGATGCTGTCAGGGAAGGGGGTGAGCCATGAAAGAAAAGCAAACTACGCCCGCCGTGTTCGAGATCCTCAAGTGCTGCTTCACATCCTCTGATGGGGGCAGCAGTGTCGATTATAACCTCATCACCGATGATCGTGGCAACATCAGCGACCTCACGCTCCAGGATCTTGTCCTTCTGCGTGATTTTATTTCAGACTATCTTCGTGCCGATGCTTCCGGGCAGTGACTGTGAATATATAGAGGCAAGCTCCGCTATGTGCGGTCAGGTGGTCCTTAAGCTCAGTCAGGTCAGGGGTTAATTTGTTTACAGATTCTGCGGTGGCTCCGCCGTGAGGCGTGGCCCCGCTTTTAAAGAAAACAGCAAGCAATATGGTAACAGATGAAATGATACGTAAGCAGTTCGTCCACCAGACGCTCTCACAGGGCATCGGCAAGATCTACCAGACCCAGCAGAACGTGGTGGCCACCTACCTGCAGCAGCGTTCCGGCCAGCTGCAGTCACACCTCATGCGCCGCCCTTTCAACAGTGAGTCGGCCGACGACCGCACCGTGTTCTATGTCCGCATCCTGCCTTATCTGCGTTTCCTCGACATCAGCTACCGCCGTAGCCGCACCGACCGCGTCAGCCGCCACATCCGTTCCCAGCTCGCCCTCTACAACCGCGTCGTCTGGGGCGTGCTCTACCATGAGACCTTCCCCGAGCTCCGTTACGGGTTCAGCCAGCAGATCCGTGAAGGCATCCGTCAGCAGCTGGAGCAGGCGGTCAACCCCGAAAAAACCTCGTAATTGTTTTTATTATTAAATTAATAGTGTTATATTTGCAGAAAGAAAAGGAGATTATCATGGCTGTTATTGGATTTGTCATATTCGTGTTAAGTTATATAGGGGGTATTTGGGTCCTGAAACCATCCCGAATGGGATATTATGACAATCTCTCCTATTGGGTTTTTGCCCTGTGGTTCCCCGTGTTGGGCATCATCTTCTGGTACATCTTCTTTTATCCGGCAATTAGGAGGTGGTAGGCATCCCCTGTCTGCTCTTTTATTACATCTCCCGCAAGCCCGTCCTTTTCCTTCACCTTCCTCTCCTTTACCTTTGCCATAAAACATCACAGTTATGGCAAAGAAAAATCTGTCAGAAGACGAAATCAAGTACATCGTGTCTGCCGAGACCTCCAAGGCCCAGAAAGAGATTCATGAGCTTTCCAAGGCCAACAAGGAGCTTGCTTCCGAAAACCGCAAGCGCCTTGACAGCCTGGTAGAGCTCGAGGCTCAGGGCAAGAAAAACACCAAGGAGTATCAGCAGCTGCGCAAGGAGTATGATGCCGAGCGCAAGCAGATCAATCAGAACAACAAGCTCATTTCCGAGCGTACCCGCCAGCTCGATGTCAATGCCATGTCCATGGTGCAGCTGCGCAAGCAGGCCAAGGATCTCAAGCGTGAGCTCGACAATACCGCCCAGGCGCTGGAGCCGGAGCGCTATGCCGAGCTGGAGGCGGAACTGGCCAAGGTCAACGGCCGCATGACCGAACTGAAGACCAGGGTAGGTGAGGTCAAGCAGGAAGCGCAGGGCTTCAGTTTCAAAGATTGGTTCTTGGGGACGGCTGTTTCAAGGGTTTTGGTAGATTCCTTGCAGCAAATGGCCACATGGTTCCGCAACGTCGCTGCTGAGGGTGCCGAGATGGCACAGGCAGCCGACGGTGTCACCCGTGCCTTCCGCCAGCTTGACGACGGCCATATCCTCGACAACCTGCGCAAGGCAACCAAGGGCACCGTCACCGACCTCGACCTCATGAAGGCAGCCGTCCAGGCCAAGGATTTCCGCATACCGCTGCAGGATCTGGGCAAGTACCTCCAGTTCGCCCAGCTCAAGGCGCAGCAGACGGGGCAGTCGGTCGAGTACATGACCAATTCCATCGTCACAGGTCTGGGTCGCAAGTCCGTCATGATTCTCGACAACCTGGGCATCTCTGCCTCCGAGGTCAACGAGCAGATCAAGCAGGGTGCCGGGTTCACCCAAGCGGTCGCCAATATCGTCGATAAGCAGCTGGCGGCAGCAGGTGAGAACTATGTCTCCGCTGCCGACCGTGCGTCAGCAGCTGCTGTCAACTTCAAGAACAAGCAGCTGGAGTTGGGGCAGGCACTGTTGCCTGTCAAGGAGAGGTTTGAGGAAGTTTTTAACTTCGGTGTGAGCCGTTTGATGGATCTCGCCACATGGATTGCCAAGAACCTCGATGTCATAGGTCCGCTCACCACAGCCATAGGTGCTTATGTTCTGGCCATGAAGGCAGCGGCAGCCGTCTCTGCCCTGCATGTCAAGTCGCTCATCCAGGAGAAGGTGCAGATGCTCACCAATATCTCGGTCACCAAGGCTGCCACCACCGCCGTCAAGGCTTTCAATGCCTCCCTCAAGGCCAATCTCATAGGCCTGTTTGTCTCAGCACTGGCATCTGCTGCCACATACTTTGTCCTGTTCCGCAAGTCTGCCGCCTCTGCCACCAGTTCCCTCAAGGATGCCAATGCCGAACTCATCAGCGAGCAGCGCGCCCTGTCCGACACCTTCGATGCCCTGAAGAAGGCAGGCGAGGGCACTGATGAGCGGCGCCGTCTCATTGATGAGATCAACCAGAAGTATGGCGAGTACATGCCCAACCTGCTTTCTGAGAAGAGCAGCCTCAATGACATCGAAGCTGCCTACCGTGCAGTCAACGATGCCATGATAGAGAACATTGCTCTCAAATATAAGATGCAGGAGGCCAACGCTGTCACAGAAGAGGCCGCACAGAGGCAGACCGATGCGCTCGAAGCCATCCGCCAGCGTGTCCTCCAGGTCAGCGGTGCCACCCAGCAGACTGCCGTCGATGCCCAGTCGGCTGTAAGGTCTATGACCGCCACCTACCAGCAGGCGGGTGTCACCTGGCAGAAGGCCTTCAACTCCATCTACGATTCCATCAATGCCCGGTTCTTCGGTGCCAAGGGGCTTGGTTCCAAGGCAGCTGAAGAGTTGCAGTCCTATGTCAAGAGCTACTATCAGATGCGCAAGGACATCAAGGCCATCGATGACAAGTTTGCCGTATGGCAGCAGTCCTCCTCAGCATCCGCCTCCGGTGCGTCCGCGCCATCCGTCACTGCCACCGCCACTTCTGAAGAGAAGAAGAACCAGGTAAGGCAGCAGGTGGCCGATGAGCAGAAAGCCCGTCAGGAAGCCTTGCAGCAGGCGCTGGAAGAGGAGAACGAGATGTACCACCGCCAGCAGATGGAGTTGCGTGACCTTTACCTTTCAGGCAATGACGCTAACCTGCAGACGCAGGAAGAATACAATGAGCAGATGGAGGTGCTTGAGCAGATGCATCTCGAGCGTATGTTGGGAATCTCCGGTCTCAATGCCGGCCAGCGCCGTCAGATCGAGGCGCAGCTGTTCGATTTCGCCATCAAGTGCCTTGATGAACAGCGTGCAGCGAATGAGCAGTACAATCGTCAGCTGCAGGCTGACCGTGAGAAAAGCGAGCAGGAGGAGAAAGCCTCGCAAGAGCGCATCACCCAGAAGGAGCAGGAAGAATACCGCAAGCGCATCGCCACCTACAAGCAGTACGGCCAGCAGTTGGGAGCTCTCATCGGTGATGTGATATCCGGTCAGGAAGACTTGCTCTCCGCCTTTACTGACACCGCCATCGACATGGTGTTCCAGGTGCTTGAGAAGGTTGTCGAGGCAAAGATCCTTGATGTCACCGCCACTGCCACGGGTGCCGTGGCCAAGGCTACTGCCGAGTCCTACGCCACGCCAGACTCCGTGCTCACCTTCGGTGCCAGCGGTGCTGCCCGTGCTGCCGTCATGTCCGCCCTCATCATGGGAGCTTTGGCGGCTGCCAAGGCAGCCCTCAAGGGGTTGGTTAAAGGAGCCAAGGGGTCTTCCTCATCCTCATCTTCCGCTTCCTCCGCCTCCAAGGTCACGCGTGCCCAGGTCACCGCCACAGGGCGTGAGTCGGGCGGTTCCGTCGATGTGCGTCGCCGGCAGGACGGACGCCTGTTCGCGGATGCCGATTATGATCCGTCCCGCCGTGGCTTCATCGACCGTCCCACGGTCATTGTGGGCGAGGGTCCTGCCGGTCACTCCAAGGAGTGGGTGGCCAGCAATGCCGCTGTCAGCAACCCCACCGTGGCTCCGTTGCTGCAGTATCTCGACCAGGCGCAGCAGGCAGGCACCATCCGCACGCTCGACCTCAACCGTGTCATCCGTGCCCGTCTGGCAGGCTTCTCTTCCGGCGGGCATGTCAGTTCCGCCGCAAGCCCCCCGCTGCAGCCGGTGGCTACTCCCCGTCGTCATGACGATGCCCTCGACCGCCTGGCCACAGCCATCGAGACGCTAAACGCCAGGGGAGTCAAAGCCGATGTGGTGCTCACTGAACTGGAGCGTAAGCAACGCCTCCGTCAGCAGTCACGGCAGATTGCCTCAAAATAAACTTCGTTTTCAATCTTCAATTTTCAAAGCGTTATGAAGATCATCCATTCAGAGTCAGGCCTTGCCTACCATCTTAATCCTGGCACGCAGCTTGAAGTTGAGCGTACAAATCTTTTCTTCCGCGAGTATGGAGAGCAGACCCTGCCGGTAGAGTTGCCTGACACTGACCGCAACCGCCAGCTTACGGGTTATCCTGACCGTCTTTCCTCTGCTGCCAAGCCCAAGGCAGATATATCCTGTGCCATTGAGGATGGCGCGTATTTCATGCCATGTCGGCAGGCCGTCCTGGGTGCCCGCCGCAAGGAGAAGATCACCGTCAGCTTCTATATGAACGAGGGAGCGTTCCTCTCGCGTGTCAAGGACGTAAGCCTGTCAGACATCTATGGCGATGAGGTGGTGCCTCGTGTGCACACCGTCTCCCAGGGCATTTCTTTCTGCGAGTCTCTCCTGTCAGCTGATGATCCTGATTTCGCCATCTTCCCCTTCCTGGTCGATGTGGAGGGGCATCGCCGTCTTGTCAACAGGCTTGAGCGTATGGATTCGTCCGGAAACGTCCAGGTCAGTGCCTCCGCCTCCATTGGGTTCTACAATTCCTTCCAGCGCATGTGGCAGGACGATGAGGATTCCCTGGTCATAATTCCTCCGGGCTATTGCATGACTCCGTTCGTCCGTGTCTCTTCCGTGCTCAGGCGTGTGTTTTCCTATTTCGGATACACGCTCCAGGATTCCTTCCTCACCACCATGAGGCCGTTCCGTTCCATGGTGTTTGTCAATAATACGATAGACTCGCTTCTCAATGGCGAGATCCTGATGCAGCACTTGCTGCCCGACTGTATGGTGTCCACGCTGCTCAATGTCTTCCGTCGTAAGTTCTGCCTGGAGTTCGTGCCTGATGAGGTTAATAAGACCGTGTCGGTACTGCGTTTCAGCGAGATGCTTAACTCCACCCCTGCTGCAGACCTGTCGCCTTATCTGGTAGGATGGCCCGACGTCACCTTCCAGGAAGAGCGCCAGCTGCGCCTTTCGTCAGAACAGGTGGTAAGTGAGGCCACCTCTTTTGACGGAGTCTATCAGGTGGCCGCCAGGTATCCTGAGGCGTGGTACAATGCCGCTGACGGCTGCTATTATCATAACGGCTATTCCACTTGCGCCGTGCGTGAGAAGGTAGCTGACGGTACCTTGCCGTATTATGCGGGGGGCGTGCGCCAGGTTTATGATGTCACGGTTCCTGACTGCCAGTATTGTTTCTCAGCCTTCGATGAGCGGTCTGCCGCAGGCAATGCGGCCCAGGGTGGCGTCAGGCTCCGTACCCGCACTGCTTCGTTCGGGTCCTCCTATGGGCTTTTCCCATATATAGGGCAAGGCCGCGCGTTAAACTCCTCCATCGTCCCGGTCGGAGCCGATGATGGCAGTGATGAGGTGGATGTCGTTTCCGATGAAGCGTCGCTGCCTCCGGTCCTCTCTTTCGTGTGGCATGATGGTACCGTGCCCTGCGGTACCAACCATACTGACGGAGGATGGAACTATTCCCTGCTTTACAACGGTCCTTATGGAATCTTCGAGCGGTTCTGGCGGGAGTTTGACGACTGTCTCCGCAATGCCCTCCACAAGGTGAGCGCGTCATTGATGCTGCCTGCCCTGCTTAAGGCTACCCTCTCTCCCCATAAGAAAGTGCTGCTGAGGGGAGAAGCGCTGATGGTCGATGTGCTGCGCTATGCCATAGGGGCTGATGCTGAGCCGCTGGAGGCTGAGTTCCTTACGGCCACGCTGCGGCGTGATGCCTCCGGCAATATCTCCACGGCTGTTGAAGAGTCGTCGCGCATGGTTCCCGGCTCCCCCTATGCGTGGAAGATCGTCAGTACTGATGCTGAAATCACACAGGAGGAGTATCAGGCGGCGGGATATGAATGGGATTATGACTCGTGGGTCAGTGAGGGCAGTCCGCGCATCCTTCATGCCCTGCCTGCTATATATCCCCCTCCTCCCACGTCGTCACAGTATGCTGCCGGCGGTGCGTATTATACCCGTACTACATATCGGGTGACCGGATCGCGCTCTGGAGTGAAGTTCTACCGTGTCACGGTTTCACTCAGCCCTGTCCTTTCTGATGGAGAGGATAATCCTTTAATTTGGCCTCCGAAACAATATGAAAGGATCAGAGTATGACTATTCTTCAGAGACCAGATGCGCTCTCGTTCTCAATGAACCTGAAGCCGTTCAAGATCAATACGCCTGTCGATGTGTCGTTCAGCCTTGTCCATGATGGCGTCACCCTGCTTACTGACAGCCTCTCGCCTGATGCGTCAGACATGGTTGAGATTTCTTTGCGTGACGTCATTCATGACAGGCTGTCCTGCAGCCTGCCGACATCGTCAGAGCCTTATGTGCAGACTGCGGTAGCTGCTGATTTCACAGCTGTCATCGGCTCACAGTCTGTAAGCTTCAGGGTTATCCGTGGCGGTATAGACCGCCCGTCTGACACGGTTGAAAACTTCCTCAGGGCCAATTTCCTTACCTGGCAGCCTACAGTGAAGCCTGTCACTTATTCCTCTCCTGAATACCTGTCATATTATCCCGTTGACAGCGGATGCACAGTCCGTGTCAAGGCCTATTTCACCGATTCTTCAGGAAGTGTCGCTTCTACCGCGGAAAAGACCCTTTGCAGTCTTACCCGTGGGGTGGTGACTACCTTTTCAGTCCAGTATGCCGTCATTGCCGGGCTGTTCTCTGGCAGGCTCCCGGCTTATTATGACGTGTGGGTTGCTTCATCTTCAGACGCGCTCACCTATACCCAGCGGTATTATGCTGACGTGTCCAGGTCTGAGGCTGAGCAGTGGATCTTCTTTGAAAACTCATTAGGAGGAATAGACACTTTCCGTGCCTACGGCACTGTCAGCCTTGAAGCCGGGCATGTGCATAACATCGCCGAGATAGACGACGTGGCCTATGAGTACAGGGTAGATACCGAGCGCAAGTTCACTGTCAATACCGGATTCCTTGACGTGCGTGAGCGACGCTGGCTGCTCGACTTCTTCCCTTCTGCCGGAAAATATGTCTATGCAGGTTCCCTGGTCAGGCGTATAGTGGTAGTTGATGACAGGGTGGAATACAGCCTGCAGGAGCTCCCGTCATCCTTCTCCTTCACTTTCCGCATAGCTGACGCCTTGCCGTTGCTCAACCTGCCGCGCCATGACCTTCCTGTCGAGATGCTCGGCTTAACGGTTCCTGACGTCGGTTCTTTTACTTTACCCCCCAGACTCCTTGAGTTCCCAAGGCAGCCCTTGTCTGAGGGGGTGCTCTTCCCGGTCCAGGAACCGTATTCGGAAGAGTGGGCTGTCACTACCCTCGGCGGTATAGCCGAGTATGTGAAAGGGAAGATCGATATCCCTGCGCCTGGAATGAACAGGGCTGACCTGTTCGGTATTCTTGGCGGGAAGCCGCGTGCGGGAGAGCGGATCAATCCGGAGTTCATTGACCTGTCTGAATACCTCACGGGCTCTGCGCTGGGCCATTATGCCACCCTGGCCGATCTTGTCGGGGCGTTTGAAGGCAAGCTTGACACGCAGTTCTTCGCCAGTGTCTTCACCGTGTATGACGAGGATGGCAATCCCATCGTGCCTAACACCTATGAGCAGGTTGCGGAAAACCTGCAGGTAATGGTCGGTGCCTGGACTGAAAGGTATCTCTCGGCCCTTGGCAAGAATCCGGATGAGGAAGAAGGTGGTGGTGGCGTATCGGGCATAGATCCGGTTGAGATGTGGAAACTGCTTGGCGGCACTTACCAGACGAATGAGGTGATCGGTGTCAGCCATATACCTGGCCTTCCTGCTGATAAGATCACTTCAGGAATATTCAGCATCGACAGGATTCCGAATATCCCTCTTACCAAGATTCCAGATCTGCAGCAGACGCTTCAGCAGCTGCGCAGCGATGTCAACGCAAAGCTCGATACCCGCTTCTTCGCCAGTGTCTTCACCGTGTATGACGAGGATGGCAATCCCATCGTGCCCAACACCTACGAGCAGGCTGCGGAAAACCTGCAGGTAATGGTCGGCGCCTGGACTGAAAGGTATCTCTCGGCCCTTGGCAAGAATGATGACGGGACAGGCGGCGGTGATGGTACTGCCGACCTGCCGTCCGTATGGGCTTCGTTAACCGGCAATACAGACGATTTCGCAGGTTACAAGATTAATGCCGCCCACCTGCCAGACATGAGCAGCCTCACCTGGTCTTATGGCTCTCTTAAACCTTCACCATCCGGCGGCTCTTACAATGGCAAGGAAGCGAAGTCGCTTGTTATTCCGAAGCAGGTGACTGACCTTACTGACGGTGGCTCTTACGTGAAGAACACGCAGACGATAACAGAGACCGAGCTAAAAACTGGTACTGACACCGTTGCGAGGTTCGTGACGGCACAGGTACTCAGCAGCTGGCTAGAAAATTCTGTCGATAATAAAGATGCAACATTAAGCTGGGGTGAGAAAAGAACCGTCGCAAGCATAGGAGGCACTGGTGTAACCGTCACTATGCCAGCAAACCCTAATACATGGAGAGATATCTACGTTGGAGGCTCTTTTAAGGTTGGTACAGACACTGATTCAAAAGCCATCAACTACAAGGCTGGCAGCGGTATAAGCATCGGCTATGCCGGCGCAGGCACAGAAACGGGTCAGAGCGGCAAAGCCAGCTATTTCAACGTAACGATAACCAACACAGGCGTAAGAAGCCTTACTGTCCCGACAGGCTTTTCCGTAAACAGCAAAACTGGCAGCGTGGAAATCAGCTACGCAAATGGCTATGAGGGATTTACTACCGAATTAAGGGATAAGATAAACGCCTTATACGATTGGTTTGCCGTAGATGATAACGGAGACATCCACACTAAGGATTACACCGTCAACGGAGTTACCAGGAAAAGAGGCTTCTATTCAGAGAAGTTCATCTCTGCCTTGGGGAGCAATTCCGACAGTGGCGGCGGTGGCGGTGTAACGCCAGACGCCCAGTCTGTTCTTGCCATACTCGATGAGAACGGCTGGGTGAAGGTTGAACAGACCGACAAGGACAACTGGAACGATGCCAACGCTAAGAAGCACCAGCATAACAACTTTGAGCTGTTGCAGACTATCACGCAGGCAAATGTGACTGATTGGAACTCCACGACCGCTTGGTACAAGTCAATCACAGGTGACGATGCCGATGATGTTATCAACAAGTGGAATGAGATAATTACCTTCTTGAAAGGAATACCCGACCAGTCAAAGCTTGCGGATATACTTGCTGCAAAGGCTAACAGTACGGTAGAGATTATAGCAGGAACTGGACTTACTGGTGGTGGTGATTTGTCTGCAAACAGGACTCTTTCGGTAAAAATCGCCCAGGACGGGGGACTTTCCGCTGACAGCGAAGGACTGAAGATTTCCGCAGGATTGGTGGCTTCAGTAACCAAGCCGACAGGCACGGAAGGATTGCTCTACGTGAACTACCTTAACGGAGACACGGACTGCATAGACTTCACACGCGAGATAAGATGGGCTGACATTCTTGACAAGCCCACGGATATAGAGGAATACGGGATTGCAGCGGAGCTTGGAGAGAAATTCGTCACCATTGATACCGTCCAGACCGTCACGGCAGCGAAGACTTTCTCCGCACTCGCAACCTTTACGAACGGAGTGAAGATTGGTGAAGCTACGCTGACATGGGACAGCACGAACAGGATGCTGAAGATTAACGAGGGGCTGTACTCTGAAAAAGCCATATCCGCCCTCGGAGCTAACGGAGAGCAGGGTGGCGGAGGCGGAGGCGACGTAAGCTACATTCAATTTGACAATAGTGTGACTTATGCTTTAGACAGGGATTATGCCGCTACTGGAGCGAGGGTGAAGCTGCCTGCCTATCCAGTGACAAGTGTCAATATAAGTGGTTCTGCCGGCAATGGCAAGGCGGTTACTGCCGTTACTCATGTCAACGGTCAGCTTAAATTCACCATTGCCGAACTGCCAGCCTTGACTGCTGCCACAAATTCCAAGCTGGGCGGTATAATGACTGGCTTTACAACCCAACCTATTGCCAGGAACTACAAGGTTGAGCTTGATAGCAATCACAATGCTTTTGTCAATGTGCCTTGGACTGACACCACCTACACTTTCGCCGAAGGAACGACAAACGGTACATTCAAGGTTACGCCAAGCACTGCATCATCAGCGACCGAGATAAAGGTTGGCGGACTGAAGGCTCTCGCGTTTAAGGACAATATCGCATGGAGCGAGATAACATCAGGAAAACCGTCGCTGGTGACTGGTGTGAGAAGACAGTCGGAAGGACTGCTGGAGTTGACGTATGAGAATAAAACCGAATACATCGACTGCACGAGGGAGGTAAGATGGACTGATATAACTGGCAAGCCAGTTGACCTTGAAGAGTGCGGGCTGCTCAGTGAAATGAACGAGAAGTACGTCACCGTGGAATGGTTTAAGAAGCTGTTCAAGGTTCACGTCGGCAAAGACACCGACGGCAGCAATGTGGTTGAGCCGAACGCTGAGATAAACGGCACTGACTACACTATAGAAGGACTGTTCGGCGTGTGGACGCAGAAGTTCCTTTCAGTTCTGGGTGCAAACAGCGAAGCAGGCGGAGGTTCAGGCGTAGTGGACGAGGGTCAGGTGTGGCTCTACCTTGCCGATGACGACGCTTCGTTGGCAGGGCAGGAGAAGATAGCCAAGGCGCATCTCTCCCTGCTCGAAAGCCTCACATGGTCGTATGGCTCTGTGACTACAGCCATAGGAAGCTCTTACAACGGACAGGAGGCAAGGAACGTGGTTATTCCGAAGTCGCTGAGCCATCTGACGAATGATATAAACGCCGCTACCCTTGATGAGCTTAACGTAGGTTCTGTAACGGAAAAGCGTTTCGTCACACCATCGGTTCTAAAGCAGTGGCTTGACGGAAAATCTTTCGGTACGGTTAAGAAGATTAAGGTGGGAGCAGGGTCTGAGAAAACACCTGATGCCAATGGCGTGGTGACATTAGGCGCTTATCAAACCCTGAAAGATTTGATGGGCAGTACGGCTATCGGTGCTGACAACACGCCTATCTACTGGGACGGTTCTGCTTTCAAGGCTGGTACCCAATTAAAAGCCCTTGCCTACAAGGAAAAACTCGCTGCTTCTGATATACCTGACCTGTCTTGGGATAAGATTACAAGTGGAAAACCGACAACCCTGTCTGGCTATGGTATAACTGACGCAAAGATTTCTGGCGGAACCATCACGCTCGGAAACACTACCATAACCCCGGTCACCTCGATAGTGAGAGAAAGCGAGGGCATATTGGAGTTTATCAAGGGTACTGAAACCACATACATAGACTTTACGCACGAAGTAAGGTGGCGGGATGTGACAGACAAGCCTATCGACTTGGAAGAGTACGGAATACTTGACGAGCTAAAGGAGAAGTTCGTGACGGTTGAGTTCTTCAATAGGCTATTCCAGGCGTACAAGAGTACTGACACGTCTGACGCT